CATCTCATACGCGGGCTCTTCGACCTTCATGTCGAAACCCAATTTCTGGAAAAACCTGTCAAGGTGTGCGTTGAATTTAGGAAGATCCTTCTGTTCCATGAACACCACGCAGTCATCGCCGTTGTTAAGCAGCTTTGCCACGATGTTGTTCGCTTGGCAGTATGACCAAACCATCCCGCACATTATCAAACAGTTGCCCATTGATGTGTTCATGTCCCCAGACATTCTGCACCCCTGGACCTCTGCCTGAACATACCCATCTGGTGTATCTCCAAAACCCCTGTTAAAACGCTGCCAAGCCATTAACCGGTCAAACTCCGGTGATTTGAACCAATCCTTGTACACCTGATGCTCAAAACCTTCGAGCATGGTGTCCGAGACATGTTGGTCAAACCGGCTAGCATCCAGTCCAACGGCTACAGGCTTTGTAAAGCTATCCCACTTCCTCTTGATTAAAGAAGCAGTCTGAGCTGAATTTAGGCCCTTTGCTACTGTCCTGTCACCCCAAACACGATTGATGCCTCGGAATAAAAGGTGCTCCGATTGCTTCAAATGAATCCCCGCCATGACGTTGAACCGAGGATTTCGGGGTGAAATGATCCTCGGCGCCGGATCGTCTTTCGTTGTCGCGTCAAGTTTCTCGATCTTAACAAACCATTTGAGATACGAGTCGCGCACGTCTATTGAATGCAACTTCAGGCTCTCTACAGCTCGCTGGTATATCAGCCGTTTGCGACCCCAATACAACTCTGGAAATTCATCCATAGAGATAGGGGTGGTCGGAGGAAGCTTCTTTCTCAGCTGCTTTCGAAAACCATCCATGTGCCTCCTCACCGTTTCCAACGTCGGACGATGACAGGGCACCAATCTGCCATCCTTTACGAGGTAGAGCACTCTCTCTACTATCCCCCGCTTCAGGTTCCGCAACGTGTTATTATGGACAAACATTTTCATACGTTGTGGCATAATGCCAGGGATGAGAAACCAAGTCCTCACCCCATCCCGTTTCCCATGCCTAGGCCCACAGCGCAACCCGTCGACATCCCCCCATTCCCGAGAAGTGTCAACGCCGTGAACCCTGACAGGGCACCCCTATTGCAGGTGAGTCCGCCACGGGAACATCAGCCAGCCGAACTTCTCCCAAAAGGAGCCGTACCAGCTAATCCGATGCACACCCGCAAGCGCCTCCGCATAGGCCGCACTGGCCTCAAGGGCCGCTGCTTCCAGTGCTGCAGGGGTTGGGATGAAATAAACAGCTAAGACAAGTGGAACCAACGGGTCAATGTGGCTAGGCCGCATTTTATGATCCGTGGCCCACCGGCGAATCTCACGAGCGATAGCGTTTCTGCTAGCTTGGCACCCAGGCTTGACAGCCTCAACGCCCAGCTTAGAACGCACACCCTCACAAGCAATCCTTACAATCCGGGATCGGGCAGTCATAGCACCAGGAAATATGGTGTTGACTACCGCAACCTCTTCCTCATCGGAAAGCCTGATCGCCGAGTGCGTCATGTCATTGGCATGGTCAACGGTGCCCACAGCCTGTGCCTCCTCTTCATAAGAGAGGGCACGCCTGTAGCGCCACCGCCACTTGAGAATAGTGGCGACAATGACGCACGAAACTCCCAGAATTACTATAGACAAAAGACTATAGTAATCCACCCATGAGAAGTCATATGATGGAATGGTGGCCGAGCCATGTCGCCGGTAGGTAAGGAACTCCCGCGAAGTGCCCGGTATGCGCGAACGCACGGAATGGACCATGAGGGCTGGGTAACCCAGTCTTAACGCGAC